TTTTATTTGCATATATTCTTATTTTTGCTTTTTCTTTTTCTGCATAAAATTTTTTTAATTTTACATTTATTGATAAATTATCAAAGTTTGCAGATAATAAACTTCCAGTGGTAAATGATTGGTCGTCCCAAACTACATTAAGTCTTGGAACATAAATTGTATTACTATCTGTACCAAAAAATTTTAAACTATTTAATGGATCCAATGATGTTTCTTGTTCTGCACTAAATTTTAATATAAATCCATCATTTACTATTTTTCCAGATCCAGTTACCCATTTTTTTACAATATCGGTAACATCCATGTATAAATCTGCAGTTTCAAAACTGTAATTTTGTACACATTCCAAGTTATCGTAATCCCACCATGTTCCACCGCCTTTTTTATTGTAATATGATGATGTAACATTTGCAGATAAATTTGAACCAAATAATACGGCAGCATCAACCCATGTTTGTGAAATATTATCCCATTCAAATGAAGATGTTGCAGGTGGTATTTCCCATTCAGTACCCGTATTCATTGATGTTCTATATTTCCAAGAAGCACCATCTTTTGTTATGGGAACATGATTATATTTTCCAGTACCATTTATCCAAGAACTGCTTAAAGGATACGCATATATTGAGTATTCTTGTGGAATTTCTCTTGCATCTGCTGAACGTAAAGATAAATAATATTTAGCATTTTGTGAAATTTTACCAGCATTTATGTTTTGTTCAATTTCAGTTACATCAAATTTAATCAATATCCGGCTATTATACAATGATCCAGTTATATTTTTGTATTCATGTTTTAGTTCAAGTATTGAATCAATACCGCTATTTAAATTTACACTTTCTTCGTATAATGTTGTATCTTTAACTGGATATATTGAGTATATCATTAGAACGCCCTCACTCTACCAAGAATATCATTATCTGGATATTTGATTTCAAATATAGATGGATCAAGCGATGGGAATATTATACCATTTTTTGTTGCACTATCTAAATCATAAACATTTTTTGAATAACCCAATGCCTGATCATACAAATTTTTAAATTTTACATTTACAACAGTTTGAACTCCCTCAACTCTGTCCAATTCTGTAAATACATTACTAATAACAATAGGTTGATTAATTTGCCATCTTTTTATATCAAAATATTGTTTTAATTTATCTATACATTTTAATATAACTTCATTTCCATTTTGATTTGGCAAAGTTATTATGTCAAATTCAATTCCAATGTTTATTACATATGCATCTTTTATTTCAATAGCATCGGTAAGTATTCTATATTCGCTAAGATATGTTTTTATATTTTCTTTTGTAGCAGTATTTACTTTTGCTAATTTATGGTTTGAATCATAACCTAAAACATAAAATCCTAATGCTAAATTATTTTGTCTTCTATCGCTGTAAAATACATCGTCATAAGTTAATTGTGTATTTCTTGTTACATAAGCTTTTGCAATAGAACCGTATTTTTGTGGCATACTATAAGCACGTATTATGTAATCTTCTTTTGTTACTGCTCGATTTTGTGATGCAAAATAAGAAAGTGCATTTTGTCTTATTTCATTTATATCTTCCTCATTTTTACCGCCATTTGCAGGTTCAGGATTTGTTACAGCAAGACTACCTATAACTTGGTTGTAAAGAGTTTGATCTAAACCAGTTTTATCAAGTATTATTTTTCTTTGTCCAATTTGTGTAATTGTATCAGCAGGAACATTATCATTAATACCACCACCAGATGTGTAACATATTGTTAATTGAGTATTACTTGGTGCTAATCCATAAGTTTTTGTTCTTAAAAAATTTGAAGGATCTATATCCAAAGAAGGAGATGTTTCTATACCGGTTACAGAATTTCCAACTAAATCGGGATTAGGTATAAATTCTTCATCAACAACATTTGCCAATCCAGGACCAAACATTATTTCATGCCTACCATTTGAACCAAATTTTACAGTAAATTTTCTTGTTATTTTTTTTAATTTTAACAAATAAGGAGTTTCATTTCTAAATGTACTTAATTCTTTATCATTTCTTGGTATATTTGGAACTGCCTCATATATTGTATCTTGTGCAAGATAAGGAACATAATGCCATGTATTACCTTCTTTATCAGTTGCATATAAAAATTCTATAGCATTTGGATCTTCTATTACAACTTTATCATATTTTTTTGGTTCAAGAAAATTAAATTCTTGTTTTACAATTTTTCCAGAAACGGCATTAACTTGTTTTTTTAATAACCAAAAAGTAATTTCACCGGTTATATCATCAATTTCAAATGGTGTAATTTCTGTTGGACTGAAACTACCACTATACTTAAAATCTAAATACTCCGTTGTTCTAAAAACTGCGTTTTCAGTAATGTTACTATTTGATCCATCGGTTGGCAGATCTGAAATAAGTATCATTCCGGGTTCTATTGCAAATGCGTATGACATATCTGGAACAATTTCTGTACCAGATGTTTTTGATGGAACTAACTGAAATACATCTATTTTTGCATTAGCCGATGAATTTAATTTTGGCATATACCCAAGAGACTGTGCTAAGTTAAATATATTTCTTTTTTCTGATGCATGTAATATCATTGATTCTTGTAAATTCACATCAGTATAAAAAGAAAGTACATCACCAACATAAGCAGCCATTTCCATAAACATCATACCAGGAGATGCTTCATTAAAATCTTGGTAAGTATCTGGAAAATAATTTTTTGCAAAATCAATAAGATTTGTTTTTAATGAATTAAAATCTCTTGAAAGATAACGAACATCCTTTTTAATCAAATCTGCCATTAGTAACTACTCTTCGTATTTGGATAAATTGCACTTTCTAACCTTAAAGCACCGGTATCAGAAATAAATATACGAATCGGTAGATTTATAGGTGTTCCAACTATATTTACCTCCAATTCTATATTAATAGTATTAGCAGCATCTTTTATATCACCACTTTCGTCAAGATTAAAATTAACTTTACATTTTATTACATTTAAATAAAATAACCAACGGCTTATTGCAGACGTTATTGTACCAGTAATTTTTTCCTTAAATTCTTCTTCATTTGCAATGTTTTCAAAAAGTAAACGTTTTAAATCTGTGCCAAATTCTGGTTGTAAATAACGTTCACCTTTTGTTGTCAATAATAACATTTTTAAGTTAGTTAATACTTGTTCATAATTTGTATAAGATTTGTAAAATATTCCATTATTATTGTTAAACGGATATGTTACGCCAATTGGGTTGTTTATTTTTTTTTCATTTTTAATATATTGTAAATCACCAATACCACCACTTGGCCTTCTTGTAAAATTAATCATTGCCATTTTTTATCTCCCTTTTTTTTCATCAATTTTTTTCATAAGATCAGAATAATCTCTTGTTAATGCAGACATAACTTCGTTTGGAATTTCTTGTTGTGAAAAACCTTGTGGTATTGCAGCACCGTTTCTTTCATACCCAAATCCTTCTGCCATGTCCGCAGTAAAATTAAATTCATTTTCCATATCAGAACTTTCTTGTAAACTTCTTCTTGTTTCTGCAAGAAGTTCTTGTATAGAACCAAATTCAGTTTTTTGTGTTTTTGGTTTAACAACTTTTTTTGGATTATGTTGTTCTTTGTATATTGTCATTCCGTGTTTAAGAGTAGAAACTTCATCCTTTTTTGATTGTTTTTGGGACAATTTTTTATCAAGTGCATAATCTATTTCTTCTCTTATTATTGACCGTATTTCTTGTAAAAATTTTTTTGTATCCACGATATACCTCAAAGGTTTTTTGATTGAAAAACAGTATTTATAGTGTTGATTCTTTGCCAATAAGTATTGTAAACTGGATATTCTGGATCAGGATTTAATTCAACAAAATCAAAATAGGTTTGCATAACTGGAGTTATTATCCAAGGTGCAGCAATACCAGCTTTAGTTCTTGCTTTTATTACGTGGTCATTCTTATATCCTTCTGGTCTTCCAATTACAACAAAACCACCTCTATCTGCAGATGGTGGATATCCTGAAAAATCTGCTAGGTTGGTTAAAAATAAACCCATGGTGTTATTTGAAGTTCCTCTTTTACCATCTGTACTCGTATTTCCACCTAATCGCATTACCTCACCATCCACATCCATGCCCGCAACAGACTCAACATGGCCTGTATGAGATATTGTTGCTGCAGGCCAATCTATTATATCAGGATTTAATACTTTTCTTATTAAATCATAACCAAGTTGTGTTAATTTACCACTTTGTCCTTTTCCATCTTTTTGAAAGTGTATATTTTCAATAAACCAAATTGAATTTATTTTATCTTTGTATTCATTTAAATATTCGGGTGTTATTGGGTGTTCAAAATTTTCTCTACCATGTTTTACGTATGCCCTTCGATATACTTCTCGTATAGTAGTACCAACTCCACCTAATAATTCCCATTTACTTGATTGCCAAGTTTCTTCTATCGTTTCTTCCAATCGTGGTCTATTTAATGGAAAACCACCATTTATTAGTGCCGATTCATTTGATTTAACACTTGTTGTACCTTGTCTATCAAAACCACCTTTTCTTAAAAAGAAATCAGTAGATATTCCACACCAATGTGGTTCGTGAGCCCAGTTTAAATTTATCCTTGATTTTCTATTAAATGTTCCAACCATTGGATCAATTCTGATTCTACCTTTAACCCAATCTGGTGTAACGGTGTGCACCATCATTAAATGGTGTTCTGTTCCCGATGATGCAAGTGGTGGAAAATTACCGCTTCCTGGTAATTTATATCTATTTACATATCCAGATTGAAAAAAATTCATAATTATACCAACATCCAATAAAGAACATTTGTAATCTAGTGGTAATGGTCCTCCGTATTCTGGTATTGGTTTTGTGTCTTTGTTTTTTTTGTTTTTATTATTTAAATTTGTATTATCAAGCGGTTTAGCATTAGGATCAACATATTCTGGATCAACTTTTTTAGAAAGTCTAAACTTGCTAAGGAGTGTATTCCAATCAGCATTAAATGCTCTTGGAATATATTGACGTATTAAACCTTTACCGGCAACCATATATGGATGTCTAAAACCATATGGATATTGTGTTCCTGGAAGCGCAGAACGGCTGTACTGCCATTCACCAAACATATCTTCTTGGTTGTTAAAGGTAATATTACCTTGATTGATTCCAGTTCTCCAAATTCGGTATGTATAATTAATTGGTGGTTTTACCCAATCATCAACTTTCCCCAATTTTGGATTACCCTTTACATCACTCTCTGATAATTGCATTTTTTTGAGGCTCTGATTATATCTTTTCATGCTAAAAGGAGCGTATTGTTCATCAAACATGATAAATCTACCAATTCTATCAAAGAATACTGTAACATCACCACCGGTCCATTCACCGCCCACATTTCCCGTAGATCCATATGCAGGTTCGTTACGATTCCAATTTGATAAATACTCCCACCAAGGACCTCCAGAATCAGACGGTCTGCTGTTACCTGCTACCCAAGTTTCAGCTGGACCATTAGGAGGACCTGGATTGAATTTTGAACTCATAGGCCAAAGCCATTGCCAATCGGCAAAAGTGTTAGTATTATGCCACCGTCTGGAATGACCAACACCTTGCAACACACCTTTTCCAACAAAATCCTTGGGCATTCCGTTTCCTGGCGCTTTTGGAATATCTCTACCTTTTGATATATTAATAGCAGCTTCTCCAGCTCCTATATCTGTAACAGGAAGTGTATTATACCAGGCCTTTTTTGCTTCAGCTTCTAGTGCTTTTTGAAGTTTATCCTTCCCACCTTTCTTTTTTGGTTTTTCTTTTTTCTCTTTACCTTTTCCTTTACGATCACCTTTTCCATT